CGCGGGCGGGGGCCTCCGCTTCGCTACGACACCCAGCCCACGGGCTGGAGTGTTGGGTCAGCTACGATGAGTAAAGGGGTATTCGTAAAGACCGCTACGCTTCGCTTCGCAATCTTTACAAACCTTCCCCTTGACTCATCTACGCTTCCCAGGCGGGGCAGACATGGCAGCCAACATTTCCTAATTTCCGCCATAAAAAGCTTGTATTACAATACGTATTGTAATATAATTCAACCACGTTATCAAACAACGAAGGAAACAGACATGAAGGAAATAATCGAAATGGAAACAAGACAGGCAAACTTGAGAAAAATAGATGCCGAAATAGCAAAGCTAATTGCCGAATCAGGAAAGCTTAATGCCGAAACATCAAAAATAAACCAAGAATCGCGATGGTATCCGATTATGATTGCAACAGGCCTTGTTACCGCCATAGCTGCAGTTTTAGCCATTATCGGCAAATACCTATAATCAAACATTCAAGCCCCGAAAGGGGCTTAAGGAAACGCAGATGACTGAAAAAAAATGCAGCAGAAACGCCCAAACCGAGCACAGCAGGGCACTTAGGGCAGAATCTGCCAAAGCTTCGCAAAAAAAGCTTACAGCAGCAAACCGACTTGAAATACGTAACCAAGATGCCGAAAAAATCGCCCGCATCAAGGCGGGATTGGCCTCCATTGCAGGCGGAGACAATGCCGACAAGCTTATTATGCTGCTACGGCATTACGAACAAACAACATAATAAAGGCCGTCTGAAACCTTTCAGACGGCCTTTATCATTGTGCGGACGGCCCCTTAGTGTAATCGGGCAGCAAAGTCAGCTTGTCATGCCCGGACAGGGCATAAACCTGCCCGCCGCCCCCGCCATCTGCCACAGACGGCGCAGGCCGAACGGCATTATCCTGCCTTGGCTCGCGATACGGATTAAACGGCAGGCCGTCTTTAACATACTCAAGGCAAAGTTTATTGCTTATCTCTTTAACCTTAGTCCCCTGATCCGTATAGCAACTGCAACCACTTTTACCGCTAATACAGGCCGTTGCGTACTCATACTGCCTTACCTGCCTCACTTGGTCATATATGGGCTTGGATTCAACCATTTCGGGTATAGCAGGCACAAACATTTCAGGCGACAGCCCCCGCTCACCGGAAACGGCGGTTCTTACATCATTACCCACCTTTTCGGTCGCACCCGAAATAGCGGCAGAACGTGCATCACCCAAATCGACAGCGGGCAATTCCTGGATATTTCCCGTCTTTTCCTGAACCTTTTCAACCTTTGACACCGGAGCAACCCCATCCGCACCGAATAGCTGCTGGAAAGCCGACATGGCCGAAAAAACAGCCACAACAACAGCCAAAGGCAAACCCCACAGCCAACGTGTTTTAGGCTGCTTAATCTTGGTATGTTCGACGGCAGACTTGTAGAGATTAAAAACGCTTTTATCCATCTTGTAAACGGACGCATGGGCGTTTCTAACTTCCGCCCTAGGATTATTGGCGCAGTAATCCCAATACAGCTTAGACCTGCCGCCAAGACGGTTTTTCTGAATGTGATAATGCGCACCGACCAAATCGCGGACATTCTTATCAATCCGAGCAGGCATTTGAGTAATCAAATATAAATCTATCGCATAATGCCTATGAACGTGAAGAAATTCCACCAATTCCGGGGCTTTGCTGTTTGAAGAGCGTGGAGGAAAAAACCGCTGGGCTTCATCTACAACAAAGATCGACCCCTGATAATCTTCATCCTTTACCCAATCGTGCAGATTATGGATGCCGCAGCCTTCCGGAAAAGGTTCTACATTATCAATTTTTAGATCCGGTATTCCGTCTACAAAAATCCTGCGGCCTTCAAACTCTTTATTCTTAGCCAACATGGAAACCATGTACAGAGTTTTACCCGCACCCGGGCTACCCGTTATCAATGTAATCATTTTCTACCCGCCCCCACAAATTTAACCGTTTTAGAACCTATCTTCATCCCGATCACAAAAGAATACGCACCAACCAAAATATTCATGGCTTCCCCGCCCCCGGCAAGGTTAAACAAACCTAAAAAATCCTGCGGCGTTTGACCCAGACTATTTATTACCTCTTGCCAAAAATAATCAAAAAGCAGATCAAGGCCTTCATACGATGCAAAAGTAACCCCCAATGCAACCAAAAGCCTGAACCCCCAATCCAATAAAACAGGTATTAAAGCAGCCCACATAATCGATCCCTAAGATGATGACAAACCGCGCAAGCAAACGGCTGACGCTATGCAGTAAGCAAACGCAACTACAACGGGGCGCAACTTTTTGGCGACATCGCAAATCCACTCATACGAGAAAGACAAATTCATAGATTTACCCATTATCGAAATATTAAATTGCACGGGAGCAGGGCAATAACCGGCCTCACTAAACTTTTTACCCTTAGTAAATTCAGCATTACCCATACCGTTCAGCTTATTCCATTCCGGATTGCCCTGATAACCTTCTTCAGCATTACCATCGCCTTTTTTATCACCGGACGAAGAGCCATTACCTTTCCTCCTGCCTTCCTTCATACCATTAAATCCATCAATTATATTTTTATTAACATTATCAATACTTTGCTTTATATCGCTTAAAATTCCGCCATAATCTTTACCTTCAGCATTTCTACCATCACGACCATTCTGCCCGTCTTTGCCTTCTTTACCGTTTTTGTCTTCCTTTTGCCTCCATGTACCATCTTTGTCTTTATATACTTCGCCGCCGTCATCTTCGCTGCGATAAACGCCGTCTTTGTCTTTAAAAACGCCCTTATCTTCGGGCTTTTGCTGCTCCTTCGGCTTTCCGTCTTCGCGGGTATCTTTCCATTTTTCGTCTTTGCCTTTGCAAATGTGCGGATTATTATCCAAGCACTCTTTACCTTTATCATCTTTGGGCTTTTCGTCTTTGTTTTTATCCTTCGGCTTCTTATCTTCAGGCACTTTGTCGGAGGATACTATATCAACATCCCCCAGCACTTCGTTTACATATTTACCTTCAAAAAATGCGTGATAGTAGCAAACACCGTTTCTGACAAATAACCTATATGAATAACCTTCGGTAATATGTTTGCCCGAAGAAACAGACCCCGAACAGGCATCATTCAAATCATCACCGTATTTTTCAAAATCGCAATCTTTACCGGCATAACAGCCTAACGTTACTTTGTACAACTGACCTTTAGGTGCTTTTTTTTCAGGCTCCTTCGCCCAACCACCGACAGGGCCTATTTCGCCCTCTTGCTTGCCGTTTTTGCCGCCGTCGTTTTGGCCGTCTTGCTTTTTAGGCGGCTTGGAATCGCCTATATCGACAACTTCCAAAGTGCCGCCACCTGAAGAACCACCGCCTGAAGAAGAGCCGCCAGTATTATTTTTATCGCCGTCTGAATAAGAAACCCGACACGTTTTTTTTATCTGAATTGCAAGACGCAGAACCTACATCAGAATACACATGCGCCCTTCCACCCCTACATATATAAACATAATTTGTAGGATAGCCAAAAAATTGATGACCCTCTTTTTTACCTGCACAAGCATCAACAAGAGAATCAGCGCGTGACTGCTTATTAATAAAAACACAAAATAATAATAAAAATAATAGTTTTATAAATAACGTAAAAGTGAATTTGCGCTTACGCCGAAACGCGGCCATAAACAACGGGATAGGCGGCTCGCGCCATCCTATCCCGTTGTTTATGGCCGCTTTTTCTTTTTTATATGCAATCATTTTAAAGCCCCCAAAATAATCCAAGCAGTTAAAAAAACAGACAAAAAACCATAAAGCCAAAAAACATCAATCAGCACCGTCAATACCACCGACATTATGAATCAGCCCAAAAATCTGCCTAAATCCAAACGCAATAATCATCAAAATTAATAATTGACCACCAAACCAAGCACCATCACCGATTTGTGATACCGGATCGCACGCTGGAAAATCCAAAACAACAGGTTTTCCGTTGTACATCCAAACCTGATTATTCAAATACGGACGAGCTAACGAACCATCAGGCATATAAAAAGGCGGCAATGACGATAAAACCAAGTCATACGCTTGAGACTCGCTCACGCACTGGAAACCGACCCTATACATCATTGCCAAACCCTCAATTAACGGCCAATTGAACGAACCATGTTGAACGCCGTCTTAATGCCGGAAACGGCAATAATGACGGAGAGAGCAGCAAGGCCAATCGTAGAAACAACGGTTACGAATTGAGACATTGCCTCAGCAGCCTTAGTGCCGATATCGGTCCAACCTTCGGCAGAAGCGGGCAGGGCGGTTAATACCAATGCAGAAGCCATAGCGGCTTTAGCCTTCCAAGTTTTCAAAATAGACATGCTATTTCCTTTCAAATAAAAGATTTGCCGTTTTCGCAGGCAAACGGCCAGCCCAAAAACTCTACACTACAAACCTGTCATTAGGCTTCATGACGTAGGAATAGTGCTTCTCTTTACCTTTTGCACCTACGGTTACGACTTGGTAAACCTTGCAATCTTTGATGACACGACCAAAAACATGAAATACTTGATCGGGAGTCATCAATCTTTCCTTTTTCTGAATGATCATGATTTTTCAACCGGTTTGATTTCTCGAATATGATCCACAACGCGAACAAAATTCTTGCCTTTTTTGGCTTCGTGATAAGCAATATCGACCTGCATGGGCAGCTTGCCTTTAAGATGCAAGAGTTCTTTATGCTTCTCACTTGGACCAAATTCCAGCTCAAAGCTATCAATGCCAAATTCGTTTTTTGAACCATCATAAACAGGCAAATCGCAAAGAATGCGGCAATAGTCATAATCATGGCCGTTATCGGTTGTACCTTTGTTCCACGATACTTTTTTCAAAATCATCAACATATAATCAATCCTTAAAGTTTGGGTTTAAAATAAAAGACGGTTTACCATGCCTATCAGCCATATAATCTAAATAGGACTTTCTTATCCCGCCGTCTGATCGGAATGGTTTAAACTGGTTATTTAATTTGACTTCGTCACTCAAACGAAGATACTCAGCCATCGTTCTATGCTTGATTTTCGCCTTATCAGATAACAAACTATCTGCGAATTTTTCGATTATTTCGCTTTCCGTTAATGGCAATCTGCCAAATTCATGAACAAATCGAATATTTAATTCCATACAGTCAAATGCTTCTTTTTTCAGACGTTTAGGCATTTTGTTATGACCATTAAGCAAAATTTCGACTATTTCGTCATTGCTTAAATTCTGCTCCTTCAACATCACAATCGACGGAGCAGACTGCATAGATGCGTACTTCAAAACATGCGCAACTGATATATCCTCAATTTTTTTTTTGACTTCTACTTTGGCCGGAGTTTGAGAATAACTATTCAGTATGATTTCAAGAGCAGGGTACGAACCCGCCAAATATTTACCCGGCTCAATCAAAACATCGTGCGGAATAACAATATCGCGACTTCTGAATTCAACTTCCGCGCGAACCCAAGGGCTCATTTCATCGCCGAGCTGCTTACCTTTTTCATACACGCGGACATAACGGGAAGCGTTTTTACGCGAGCCGATATAAACGGTTTTACCCGTTCCCCTATACAGTTTCCAATCACCGCCGACGCATTCAGCAATAGGCTTGTTATAGTGAGTCGTATAAAGACCGTTTTCCCAGTCTTGCAAAGCCTCTTCACATGTGTACTCACCATCTAAAAAATCATGGGCAATATCGCAGCGTGTGATTTTCGTTTCAGGCGCACGCGCTTTGATAAATTCGTAAAGTCTTGATTCCCAACCTTCTAGGGCTGCAATCAAGCCTGTTCCCGTAAAGCTCAAACACACGGTTTCCGCATCGTTTTTGCTTTTATTGCCGCCCATAGCGAAAAATCCGTAATTGTCGGCATTCGTACCCATCAAAAAAGACCGCGCATAGAAATTTCGACCGCCTTTGTTCTCGCAGGTTATGCCGTAACCCATAATTTCTAAAATTTCCGCCGATGCGTTTGCTATTACTTCGTCGTCAGCTCCTAACTGATCGGCTCTTACAAAAACATCCCGATGCATAACCAGCGTCAAGGTATCTATAAAACCCGCCGTCTCTTTCCCCCGCTTCAAAGGGATTTCCATCACTTTCCCGTCCACCATCACGAGATGCGAATAAGCTTCGCTAACCGTACCCCCCGTGTTACTCATGGGGGGATTCCCCAACGTCAAGCATGTATCGGAAGTTTGAAAATTTTGCGGCAACGAAAACATAACAAATGAACTCAATAACTATTTTTCGCCATTATTACACCAATTAACACAAAACCGCAAGAACTATTTAACATGAAACCTAAAGAACAATAAAATATAGTAACTAAATAACTAAGGTTCAAAAATGGTAAATCAAAGAGCAACTTACAATATAAAACTAGACAAAAAACTTAAAATTGAAAGACTTGCAATAGATGCAAGCCAAAAAATAGGAAGAACAGTTAAATGGACGGAGCTGATGGACGTATTAATTACAGAATTCAGCAAAGACGCTCAAGAAATGATTATTCACAGGGAAAAAGAGAAAAATGACAAATAAAAAACTTTGTCTAATCTATGAATCAATAAAAATAATACTATTAGGAATTATCGCAGCTTGCGCAATATATCTAGCACACAGCGAATACAACAGAAACAACCCGCCAAAATTCGAAGAAATGGAATTTGTGGATTTAAGAGATTTTTGCGACAACCAAACATGCAAAAAATAGCGAGCATTCGCACGTCTAGCGAGCTTGCGGACGCTGTTTTAAAATAGCCTTATGACTTAATCATAAGGCTTTGTTTTATCATGCGTTCCGCTTCCCAGTGGCTGGATTTGTTCAAACGGTACAAACCGCTTTATTCAGACTATGCGCTTGCCCGGCATTGGGGCGTTTCGACTTCGCACATTTCGCAGTACCGCAAAGGCCGCATGAATCTACCGCTTGCGTTTATGCTGGAAATCGCCGAAACGTGCAACAGGCAACCGCTTGAAATCATTGTTTCTTTGAATTACCACAAAGCACGGCCGTGCGATAAGGAAGGCTTGAAGGACGTCTATTTCGAAGCGGCCAAAGAAGGAATTTGCAACGAGATGGCCGCCAATGCCGGCAGGGGCTGGCGGCCTAAAAGGCGTTACTACAAATAGCGAGCATTTGATGTTGCGCATAATTATATATCTATGTCTAATTCAGGCATTACAGGTTATTAAACCTTTCGCGGGGACTAGCCCCCGCACCCCCAGTCTCACTTGCGACGCCGCGCGGGCAGGGGTCTCCGCTTCGCTATGACACCCAGCCCACGGGCTAGAGTGTTTGGTCAGCTACAAGGCATCAAGGGGGCATTCATAAAGACCACTACGCTTCGCTACGCAGTCTTTACAAAGCTTCCCCCTTGACACCTTTCCGCTTCCCTTAAGGTCAAGCAGTGCAGGTCTTGGCCAAAAAAACATAGCTGCTCAATTTTACAATTTGCTTAATAATTCAAACCATTTTTTGATAGGCATATCAGCATGGCTTTTTAAATTTATATCAGCCTCCCAACGCTGCAAGGCAGATATATTTATATCAAGTAAGTCTGCGGCTGCCTTTTGCGTCAGACCGTGTTTTTGCCTTACGGCCTTAAGATTGTTTGGCGTATAACCAAACTCCATATTATCGGTGATACTTATTCTACCCTTTGTCATATAACCTCCGATAAAACAAAAGCCGCTTGAATAAATCAGGCGGCTTTTGTCTTGATACTTTTGTTTTAACAC